CTACGATTACGGCAACGGCTTCGCAAACTGTATTTACCGTGGCGTATACGTCGCCCTATCTTGCTGTTTATTTAAACGGGGTTTTGATACTGCCGACTACGGATTACACAGCAACAAACGGCACTTCAGTTACGCTTGTTTCAGGCGCTGCGGCTGGAGACATTCTTGACTTCCTCGCTTATGCGACCGGCACAATCATCCAACTGCCAATCGACCTTGCTACATCTGTAACAGGGACGCTACCCCCATCAAGTGGCGGTACAGGCACAACAGGCACTCCGTCTAACGGGCAGTTACTTATTGGTAACGGCACTACTTACTCAACAGCATCCTTAACTCAGGGTACGGGCATATCAGTAACAAACGGCTCTGGCTCAATTACGCTGGCTAACACTGGCGTGACCGCACTAACTACAAGTTCGGGCTTGTCTACAAATACCTCCGCGACTGGTGCGGTATCAGTTACCAACACAGGTGTGACTTCAATTGTTGCGGGTACAGGTATTACTATTAGCGGTGCAACAGGGGCAGTAACAGTCAATGCGTCTGGTGGTGGCACAGTCACTTCAGTAGCAACAGGCAATGGTTTGTCAGGTGGAACTATTACATCTAGCGGGACATTAAGCATTGCCGCGCCTAGTTTTAATTCAGTAGGAAGTTATATTCAAGGCAGACTTATGAACGCTACTTCTGCGACAAGCGGGGCTGTTTATGCGGCTGGCGGAGGTTCTAATCAAGTGCAGTCAACATTTTTTAATGTTGGATTTAATGTAAATAATCTTTCTGGTTCTTGGATGAATATGGGTGCTACTGGTTCAAACCCATGTATAAATCAATGGGGTTCAATTTTTGTTCGAGTTTCTTAAAAGGAAAAATTAAATGCTTACTCTTGAATATGCAAAAGACCCCGTATATGGGGATTCCGAAGGTACTTGTATTGTATTGACTGTTAAATGGGAGGAGTTTAATCAAGAAATGCCGTTTGCGGCAACAACTTACGACCCAGAGCAATATGGTCGGGATTTGTATTATCGGGCTTATGCTGGAGAATTTGGGCAACCCGCGCCTTATGTACCACCTCCAGAACCGCCAACAGATCAAGCAACCACAACGGGTTCGCAACCACTATGACCTACAAAATATATCCAAACTCAACGCCTGAGTTTCGTATGCTTCATAAAGCAGATGGAACAATAGCAATGCAAGTTAGATATATCAATGCGTCTGTGGGTTACAAAGGCAAATGGATAGATGTAAAAACGGAAACAGAAAATGACCAATCAAATATTTCCGAAACATCAAGTCACTTATGATGGCGCAACTTTAAATGTTTTTCACGCCAACAAAGGCGAGGGATTGCAAAGACATGAACACGCCTATTCACATCTAACCATGTGTCATTCTGGCAGTTGCGTCATTCGCAAAGAAGGCATAGAAAAAATCATTGACAAAAACACACAACCCATAAACCTCAAGGCTGCTGAGTGGCATGAGATTGAAGCGCTTGAAGATGGCACTGTCTTTGTAAACGTATTCGCGGAAGGAAAATACTAATGTCAACCCCAAGAAATCTAGGCAACTTTGCCGACAACGTAGATACAAATGGTCAGGTCAGTCTGACTACAGGCGTAACAGGTTTGCTCCCCGCTGCCAATGGTGGTACTGGGCTTACAGCTACACCCACAAATGGTCAAATTGATATTGGTAATGGCACTGGGTTTACAAGAGCAACTATTACCGAAGGTACAGGCGTATCAGTAACAAACGGTTCTGGCTCAATTACGCTGGCTAATACTGGTGTAACTTCAATTGTTGCGGGCACAAACGTCACTATCTCTGGTTCTACAGGGGCTGTAACTATTAACGCTGCTGGTGGCAGTGCGGTTACCTCCGTAGCAACTGGCAATGGTCTGCAAGGCGGGACTATTACATCAACTGGAACTATAAGTCTTGGTAATGTTGGTTTTAATACAGTTGGTGCTTACAATGTTGTTAGGGTGCTAATTAATCAAGGTTCTACTGTTTCTGCTGGTGGCACTTACTCTGCTGGCACTGGAAATTTACAATTTAAGTCTGGTCAAATGCAAGGTGGTGGCGACCAAAATATTTTATCTGGTACATGGCGTTGGATGGCATCAACCTATTCACAACCAGGTTACGCGTGTGACCCAGCAAATATCTCAGGACTAGCCGTTCGTATTTCTTAAAAGAAAAAATAAATGTTTGGCTTATCCACGTTCGCCCAATCCCCGTTTGCCTCTCTTGGCGGGACGGCGTTCGCCTTATCTATCTCTGAAGACATCGCACTAGCCGACTCCAGCGCACAAGCATCTGCGTTTTTACAGTCCATAACCGAGCCCATAATCATTGACGACGTTGACAATGACGCGGGCGGTAACTTCTTTGGTAGCGTTACAGAAACAATAGCCTTTGCTGACTCCAGCACGCAGGCATCTACGTTCTTACAGTCCATTTCAGAGAACCTAAACCCTGCCGACAGCCTAGCAATCTCCGCTGTCTTCTCCGTCAGCCGTACTGAGCCGATAACTATTGCGGATAGCCAAGCGGTCTTTACTGCTATGCTGCAGTCTATTACAGAGCCAATCACAATGGCGGACAGTAGTACTCAGGCGTCTACGTTCTCACAATCAATATCCGAGCCAATCACTTTAGCCGACACGCCAACCGTAACGGCGCAGTTCCCATTGAGCGTGTCTGAGGCAATTACGCTTGCTGAAGTGCAAACCGCAGCGGCGGCTTTCTTGGCGTCTAGGACTGAAGACATTGCGCTTGGCACCGTCATAAATATCTTTAATTCGTTCTTTGGGGATGTTACCGAGAACATTGGGGTAGAAGCCAGCTTTACTGCAGCCTTGGGCGTATATCTTTCAATTATTGAAAACGTCAATCCTGCGGACGTGCCAACCATCCAAGCCGCTTTCGTGACTGCCATTGCCGAGAACATCAATATGGCAGACAATCCAAGAGTATCCGGATGGATCAAAATTATTGACGAGCAAACGGCTAATTGGACACTCATAAACAACCCTGAGACGCCGGGTTGGACAGTCATTGACAACATACAGTAAAGGTAAACCATGTCAAGTACGTACTCACCCAATCTAAAAATTGAACTGATGGGCAATGGTGACCAAGCAGGTAACTGGGGGTCAACAACCAACACCAACCTTGGCACGCTGATTGAACAGGCTATCTCAGGCTATGTAACCCAATCCGTCTCTACTGGCACGGACACCATAATCACTATCCCAGACGGTGCGACTGGTGTTGCCCGTAACATGTTTATTGAACTAACGGGTACAGGCGGAGCAAGCACTAACTTAATAGTGCCAACTAATAAGAAGCTGTACTTCATCTATAACAACACCTCTAGCGGTCAGGTCACAGTCAAAGTTACAGGTCTGACGGGCGTATCAGTGCCCAACGGGGCTAAGATGATTCTGGTGTCTAACGGCACAGACATAGTAGACGCTACTAACTACATGGCGTCTTTGACCCTTGGTTCTGCCCTACCCGTCACTTCTGGTGGCACAGGCGGTACTACTTCTACAGGTTCTGGCGCGGTTGTTCTGGCTACTAGCCCTACGCTGGTAACTCCTGCTTTGGGAACTCCTACATCTGGGGTGATGACTAACGTAACTGGAACGGCATCTGGTCTGACTGCTGGTTCTTTAGTGGCTGGTGCGGCNTTCTCAACTCCGTCAATTACAATCCCAAGCGTTATCGGTGCAATGTTAGAGGCGGCAACCATAACGGCATCTGCCCCCGTATCCAGCACTAACTACGATGTGTCTACCCAGACGGTGCAGTACTACACAAGTAACGCCACAGTTAACTTCACGCTAAATATCCGTGGTAACGGTTCAACTTCGCTAAACACTTTGATGGCTACAGGTCAAGCCATGACCCTTGCGCTACTGATTACGTGCGGTTCAACTGCCTACTACCCCAACGTAATTCAGATTGACGGATCAACAGTAACACCTAAGTGGCAAAACGCCTTAACCCCAAGTGCGGGTATTGCTAATGCAATAAACATCTATGTGTTCACGGTCATTAAAACAGCTAGCGGCGTATACACAGTCCTTGGCTCACAGACTCAGTTTGCATAATGCCAATACTAACTAACCTTGGTTCTGCTACCGCCCGTGGCTACGGCTTTGGCGGGGTTGTTGTGTATGCGCTTACTATTTCAAGCAATCAAACCGACTTGAATCTAAGAACGTATGCGTTAGCAAATGGTTGGACGGCATCAGGTTCACTACTCCAAGTGACGATTAACGCAGGGGTTTACATCTTGGCAAGCGGGACGGGCACTCCAGCGCTAACAATCAACGGAACATATCCCGGTGGCGTAGTCCTCATAAACAACGGATACATCATTGGTTATGGCGGTGCGGGCGGTGCTGGTGGTTCTGGTGACCCTCCCGCTAGCAGGATTGGTTCTGCCGGTTCTTCTGGTGGCACGGGTATTTCTGTTTCATCTGCGGTAAGAATTGCAAACAACGGCACTGTTGCTGGTGGTGGCGGTGGCGCTGGTGGTGGCGGTGGTTCAAACTTTGGTGATTGGTACGGCGGTGGCGGCGGTGGCGGTGGCGCTACTTATGGTGGTGGCGGTGCTGCTGGGGCTTCAAGTGGTCCGGGTACAGGTACATCAGGTGCGGGAGCCGCAGGTACTTTGAGCGCTGGAGGCGCGGGCGGTCGTAGTAACTATGCTACTGGTGGCACAGGTGGTGGCTGGGGTGCGTCTGGTGCGGCAGGTAACAATAGTTCACAAGCAAGTGGTGGCGCAGGCGGCAGTGCAGGTAACTATGTAGTGGGTAACTCCAACGTAACTTGGCTAGTAGACGGCACTCGCTTGGGCGGGGTGTCTTAAAGTGTGGACCCGTTCACCCTCCTCATGGCGGCCCAAACCGCCGTTGGTTTTATCAAGCAGGGGTGTGCTCTCCTGCATGAAGGCCGTATGGAGCTTGAAGGGGCTAAGAAAACAGCAGAACAGGTCATTGGAGATGTCAAGGCAATCAAGGGCATTTTTGATTGGTTCATTGGTCTATTCACTAGTAAACCAGCCAAGCCAGCCGAAGAAAAGCCTGTGGCAAAAGCGAAAGCCAAAGCCAGCAAACAGCAACAGTCTTACGAGGAACTTGAACTTAAACTCATCAAAGACATCGGGGACAACATTGGTGTCCTCTTTGACACGCAACAACAGATTACAAACTTCTACCTTGAACTAGAGGAGACATCAAAGACCAACTACGACCCAACGCAAAACACCAGCAAAAAAGCCATAGAACGGGCGCTGATTGAATTGCAGATGGAGAAGTTGATGGAGCAGACAAGGGAAGCGATGGTCTATGCGCCGCCTGAGTTGAAAGACTTGTATAGCCGATTCCTAAAGATGCACGCCCGAATAGAACAAGAACAAGCGTGGGCAAGGTCGGAGACGATACGCAAGAATAGGCTGGCAAGGTGGAAGCAAGAGCAAGACGAGATTCGGACTATTGAAACAATAAGTGGGGTGATTGCCGTGATGTTCATATCAATGTTTTTTGGGTGGCTAATGTGGCAACTACGCGCCTTGTCTGGTGGATTTTGATAGGGGTCGCTATATGTGTTGTTGTAGGAGTAACCTCGATGGCATACGTAGAAACCCTATATATGCGAGCACAACTTAAACAAGAGATTAAAGAGTTGCGCAAACTGAAACGTGAATTAAAGGAATCAAAATGATGACACTATTCTCAACCCTACTGTCTTTCCTGATGGGCGGGTTACCAAAACTGTTTGACTTCTTCCAAGACCGTGCTGATAAGAAGCATGAGTTAGCCTTGGCACAGATGCAGACTGAGCGCGAACTGACCTTGAAGAAGGCGGGGCTAGAAGCCCAAGAGCGCATTGAGCATATCCAGAC